GCCGCTGCACCTGTGTTTAAAAAGACACTGGCACGTATTACCTGCGAAGAGGGGCAGGCCCAGCAGCCACTCAGTGACTTCCTGCAACGCTGGTTCGGCTACTGTGCCACCGGCTCGGTGCGTGAGCACAAGCTCGCCGTGATGTACGGGATGGGTCGCAATGGGAAAAGCACGCTACTGGACCTGATCTCGGGGATTCTTGGCCGCTATGCGGGCGTGGCCGCCCCTGGGCTGTTAATGGATGCCGGTCACGACCGGCACCCTACCGAGATCGCCGACTTGGTAGGACGGCGCATGGTAACGGTGAATGAAACCAGCGAAGGCGGCCTCTTGCGAGAAGGCTTCGTGAAGCAAGCCACTGGTGGCGATATGCTCAAGGCGCGCTATATGCGTGCCGATTTCTTCGATTTCCAGCCCACGCACAAGCTGCAACTGCTGACTAACCATAAGCCGGTGATCAAAGGGCAGGACGTGGGCATCTGGAGTCGCCTGATGCTCATCCCGTTTAAAGCGCGCTTCGGCACCGCTGAAGAGGTAGAGGCGGGGATCGCCCAATACCCCATAGACCATAAGATCACTGAGAAGCTGGCCGCTGAACGAGAAGGCGTCTTGGCGTGGCTCGTGGCGGGGGCGGTGGAGTGGTACAGGGAGGGGTTGAACCCTCCGGAGATTGTGCGGGACGCTTCCAAGGACTATCAGACGGAGCAGGACCGCGTTACTCAGTTCATTAGCGATGAGTGCGTATTAGGAATGGAGCACGAGGAGAAGCTAACCGCGCCAATGGGTGGTGGCCTCTACCCTGCCTATACGCAATGGTGCAAAGACAGCGGTGTTTACGCGCTATCCAAAGTCCGTTTCCTTGGCGAATTGGAGCGGTGCGTGCCGAAGTTTAGGAAAAAGCATGTGTATGAAACCCCTGAAGGGGGAAAGCGCCGGATGTTTCTAGTTATTCAAGGCATCGCGTTGACGGGCGCTGACCTGTAACGAAAAGAAGTACAGCGCCCTCGGCATCTCGCAAATGGCTGTTAGCGAGATGCCGAGGGTTTGTAGGGTGTTAAAGCCGCACCGCCTACAGTCGCACCCCTGCACTTCTTACACTTGCGTTTTGCGATATCAATCTAAACTCGTTGTATAAAATATGTACACCATACACGGGGGTTAACAGGAAATTGCACGTTTTTGAAGTGCATTAAGTGCAAGGTTGCACTACCCTCACTGTTTCTGCCTATGTTTTTCTATTATCCGTCCCAACTCATTGTATAAAAAATATACAGCGTATATAGGGAGAAATAGGAAATTGACCCGAATAACAGTGTGGCTAGTGCACCCCTTAATAGTCACCCCATTCTCGCGCCCGTACAGCTAGCCACTGCCACACAGACGGAAGCAAGCGCCACCGCATCACCCAATAATCTTCTTTACAATCAATGGGTTATACTAGTTCCCATGTTTTTTTGTGATGGGTGAGTGACCAATGCAAACAACATGCTTTCTGCAACGCTCCAATCCGCCTCGCTTGCTGGCGCGTTTGTCCTTGGGTGGGAAGCCCTCCGTTGCGAGATGTGGGGATGCGGTAGGGGTTGGGGTGAGGCCCGCCGTTGCTACCAGGTTGCCTGCCAGTGTGCAGGAGTTGGCGGATGTCATCGGACGGGAGCAAGCGTTAACCCTGATTGGTCAGTTGCCGCGTACGTATCCCAAAGGCCGCCGCAGTGGCAAGGTGATTTTGTATATCCCTAAGGTTTTGTCACCCCATCACCGATTGGTATCCATTCTGGGATGGGAGGATGCACAAAAGCTGGTGGATGTTTTCGGTGGGGAGATTTTGCAGCCAGCCAATTGCAATTGCATTGCCCGCCATGCGCGGGATTGTGCAGTTGTGGGGCTTTTGCGTCGTGGTGTGCCCTTGGATGTCATTGCCGCGATATTTGGGATCAGTGTCAGGCACGTCAGGAATTTCGCTGGGGGTAGTCCCTGGCACCCGTCACGGAAAACCTGTCACAGGACGTGCGCCGAGGAGACGCGCAGGATGAGCGGCAATGAATGTCTCCGGGACGTGTCATGCAGACCATTGGTGAAGAAGGCATTGCACTGATCAAATTTTTTGAGGGTTGCAAGTTGAACCCGTACACCTGTCCTGGTGGAGTGTTGACGATTGGCTACGGCGAGACGGGCAAGCACGTTGTGCCTGATATGTGTCTTGCCAATGAGCAGGAAGCCGATGCGATGTTACGTGCACGCTTAGCCAAAGAGTTTGAACCGGCGGTGCGGCGTTATGTGCGTGTGCCACTGAAGCAACAGCAGTTTGATGCGTTGGTGTCGTTGAGCTTCAACATTGGTACGGGTGCGTTCCACCGCTCGACGCTGTTACGCAAGCTCAATGCCGGTGATGTGGCTGGTGCGGCGGAGCAATTTCATGTGTGGAAGTTTTCAAGCGGTCGTGTGCTTCCTGGCTTAGTTCGGCGTCGAAAAGCCGAACGTTGGCTATTTGAAGGCAAAGATTGGCGGGCCACATTAGCAGCCGAGCATGCTGCGGCGAAGAAGGCATAAGGTGATTGATCCCTCAACCATGATGTCCTGGTGGAAAGAAGCGTTTTACACGTGCCTTGCGATGGTGGCAGGGATACTTGGCTACCTGATGCGTTCTCTAGACAACGGTGAGAAACCAACCTGGGCGCGTGTGCTGATCGAAGCCAGTGCGGCGGGGCTGGTGGGGCTGTTTGCGATGTGGGTGTGTGAGTCTCTGGAGTTAAGCCAGCAACTGACAGCCGTCACTGTGGGGGTGTTTGGTTGGCTTGGAGCCTCTGCCAGTTTAGACCTAATTCAAAGCTTCATAGTCCCCAAAGTGGGGGGTGGGAGAAGGAGTTCGGATGATCGTTAATACACTGCGTCGCGTCGCAACACGTTTGCCCAGTGTGCGGCTGTTGATTGAGTACATGATGATTGGTGCGTTGGTGGCGCTGGTGGCACATGCGGTGCTGGCGTGGTCCGAGCGCAGTCAATTAGCGCAGCGGGCGGCGCAGCTGGAAGGCCAGTTAGCGGCGGTGGAAAGCACGTTGGATGCGCAGGTCGCGATCAACATGGAGCAAGACGCTGCAATTGGACGGTTACGCACTTTACGGGAGATTGACAGCCGCGCGATGTCGGGTTTGCAGTCTGATCTGAATCGGATCACGTTGCGCGACCGGGCATTGCGGCAGCGCATCACACATTTGGAGCAACACAGCGATGAGGCGAAAGCTTTTTTGGATAGGGATGTGCCTGATGTGCTTGGGTGCTTGCTCGACAGGGACGGCTGTCAAGCCAGTCACCCTCACGCAAAGCCGCGTTGAGGTGATCATCCCGCCGCAGGTGTTGTTGCAGCCGTGTGAGGCGCCGGAATTGCCACGTGTAGAGACCGTCCGCGATGTGTTGAACCAGACGTTGGGATGGCGTTTTGCCTATGAACAGTGTGCGGCGCAAGTGCGCTGTGTTGCGGCATGGGTGCAGGCGGCACGGAGGGGGCAGCCGTGGTTCTCAGATGGCTGCGGAATGGAAGACAGCGATACCTCACCGTGACCATGGTGTAGTGGCATCTGGTGGATGTGGAAGCGTCAAATGAGCGAATTTAGCTGCAATTTGACAGATTTTCATGGGTCCTTCCTGATGGGGGAGGCCTGCGGGGTCGAAACTCCGCGAAGCTTCCATTGTGCGTGGCATTTTAATTCTCACTTGTTGTTTATATCGACCGATGGTTTTACAAAAGCAGCAAGGAAAACAGGTTAATCGTGCAGGCCTTTCGGAGATATTCGGTGTAGCGTTGCCGACGATCGATCAATGGGCACGTAACGGCTGCCCGGTCGTGAAACGCGGTGGGCGTGGGCGGGAATGGGCGTTTGACACGGCTGTAGTTGCCCGCTGGTTACGTGACAAAGCCGCAGAAGAAGCGGCGGGTGAAGCGGTGGCCGATATTGAAGAATGGAAGCGCCGCAAGATCGCCGCTGAAGCGCAACGTGAAGAGTTGCACTTGGCCGATGCAAAAAAGCAGGTTGCTCCTTTGGAGCAGGTGGAAAAGACATTGGCCCGCGTCTTTGCAGAAGTGCGTGCCAACCTGCGCACTATTCCAGGGCGGACCGTCGCCCTCCTACTGGGTGAAACCGACGAGCGCCGCTACAAACGCGTGCTGCTGCAAGAAATCGATCAGACCTTAGAAAATCTCGCGTCCTTGGACCTGACCCAAGAAGACACGGACGCCGACGAAGACGAGGACGAGGACGAGGACGAGGAAACAGGCGATGTCTGAAACCTTTGGTTTAACCGCCCTAGAAAACCAAGAAGGCGTCGATCAGATGATCAGCAACGCCTTACAGATGCTGCGACCGCCCCCCGCAATGAAGCCTTCCGAATGGGCACAGACACGCATCCGCATTCCTGAAGGCAACGCCATTCCTGGCCCCTTACGCCTCGACAACGCCCCCTACCAACGCGAACCCATGGATATGCTGGTGGACCCGGACTGCTACCGCGTCACCCTGAAATGGGGCGCACAAGTCGGTAAAACCATGCTGGCCTTATGCGTACAAGGCTACTGCATCGAAATGGCTCCCCGCAGCCAAATGATGCTGCAACCTTCACAAGGCGATTTACAAGCCTGGCTAGAAACCAAATTCTCCCCGCTGATTGCAGCCAATCAAGGATTACAACGCCTGATTGCAAAACCGCGTGGCCGCGATGGCGTCAACAACCAGCGGATGAAATCCTACCCTGGAGGATTCCTGATGTTCGCCTGGTCCGGCTCCCCAAAGACCATGCGCGGGCGCTCAGCCCCACTGATTGTGTGCGACGAAATCGACGGCTACGAACGCACGGACGAAGGCCACCCGGTGAGCTTGTTGTGGCAGCGCGCCGCGACCTTTGGCGATGAACGGTTTCTTCTGGAGATCAGCACACCCACCATTGAAGGTGCCAGCTATATCGATGACGCCTACCGGGCCGGAGACCAGAGGCGATTTTATGTACGCTGCCCCGCCTGCGGATACGAACAAACCCTAGAATGGGAACACGTCAGCTGGGTTGGACGCCAAAGCGACCCCGACGCCGATTTGGCCGCTATCGACGCCCATCAACCGCACACTGCACGCTACGTCTGCCAAGGGTGCGGCGTATGCTGGGATGACGGCCAACGCATTGCAGCCGTTCGCCAAGCCCGCTGGCAGGCCAGCAAACCCTTTA